ACGATACCCGGATACGGTCGAAGGTGACATTCCCAACCCTCTTCACCAGGTCGTTCAGATTCACATTGTCAGCCGCCGTATATACGACGGCGATGTGCGGATGCCACGGGGTGTGCTGCGGCGGCGGCAAAGGCTGGACCGGGTCAGAACCGCGCCATGCGTCCCAGACCCGGTCATGGATACGCGTCAGGTCCCCTCCGTCCCCGACGCTGTACACCCAGCACGGATCGTCTCCGTACGGGTTCCAATGGGCGAACCCGAAGACCTTGGCCTCGATCGGCCGGCCGACCTGTCGAGCCCAGTCGGCGGCCATGTCCACCAGCCGTTGCCGATTCGACGCGTCGTAATCGGCGGACTCGCCTAAATACATCAACGTCAGATGCAGTTCGGTGACATCTTCGCCGTCTTCAACGTACAGACGCTCGGCATCCTCTGTACGAGGGACCAACGCGATCATCCCGCCGGTCCCGTTGTACGCGGCCGTGACCGCGGCATTGGCCGCAGCCGTGTAAGCCTTCATCTCCTCATCGGACATGCAGGTGCCGTCGGGCATCCGGTGCCGCCCTTCAGGACACGGTTCCATCGACCCCCGGACCGTACTGACGCCGGCCCGATGCAGCTTGTCGCCGGTGTACAGGCCGGTGGTCTCCTTGTGACGCAGTTGGCAGTAGCCCGCCGCCCTGGGTCCCATGTACTTGAACAGTCGGCGGTAGCACCGTCGCCAATCTCCGTGCACGCCCCAGGCGATCTTCAACGCGCCCTTCCCCCGCGTCCAGTACCGGCGGAGACGTCTGGCTCCCGGATGGTACTTGCCCCCGAGCCCGGCCACCGCGACCAGCCCGTCCTGACCGTGATGGCCGTTCCCGTTCATCGCCGAAGTCAGCGCGTCGCGCCGGACCCGAAGGACAGCCCACTCCCGGATCGTCTCAATACCCGAGACCAATGCCCGATCTTGACGCCGATCTTCGATCCGGGCGTCGTAATCGCCCTGCTTCTCGCTCCGATACGCGCCGATCTGGGCGATCGCCTCCCCGAACGTGTGATCCATTGAGATCGCCAGATCGGCCGTCACTGCCGCAGACCCAGCATCCGGCAGGAAATCGGCTCGAACCGTGGGATCACCCAGATCGACGGCATCCATACCGGCAGTGACCTGCTCGGCGAGCTCGGCATCGTCCAGAACCACCAGACTGGCGACATGGCCAGCTACCGGCCATTCGTCCAGCGGTTCCCACTGGCCGGCCGCCCGGACCGACAGTTGCGGGCCGGGCTCGATCCGAATCAGCGACCAGACGGCGGTGACGTCGATATCATCGACTACGGCCGCGATGATCGGAGTGTCGACATCGTCCGGCAGGGTCGTGACCGGCATCTCTGAAGGAAGGAACGTCGCCGGTGCGGCATAGGACAGCAACAGCCGGTCCCCGCCACGTACCGCGTCGACAATGGCGGCGAGCATGGCTGGATCCGGGTCGATCCTCAGGCTGGACGTCACCCAGGATGGATCGATGTCCTGCCAGGCGGGGCCGGACGCGTCCCACCGCTGCCATGTATCAGGAGACTGCCCCGTCTGACGGATCAGATCGGTGATCACATCCGGATCGGCCGATGCACACAAGCCGTAGTAGCCGTAGACATCCGGCTCATATCCGATCGACGCCAGCAAGCCCTGGGTCCGTCGTTCGACCTGCTCGCCCACCGAGCGGAAGATGCCTTCGGACCACTCCCGAAACTCCGACCCGCCGGCCAGGCTGGACAGAATCCGCTCCCGGCCTGGATACCCCTCCTGCCCCGGCAGCCATCCAGTCGAATCGGAATGCACGGCTTGATCGAACAACAACGCGAGATCGTCTATCGCGTCGATGTCCAATGCCGTGCCGGAGGCCAGTAAGGACGCGGCCTGCTGATACGCCTCCGGCACCTCGGTGCCGTAGGCCCTCGCCCAGCGCACCCCCTGAAGAGTCTCGGCTACGACCCCGGTCGGCACCGGGTACGTACGCGAGGCCGACTGCGAAACCGCGATGACATCAGACACGAAGTGCGTCCATCTGGACCCGAAGCGCCTCGATGCTCATCTGCTCCAGTGGGTCCTGACCTGAGGCGGTGACAGCCCAAGTATCCGGCAGCATGCCGAGCGCGTTCAACGCCCGTGCACGCTTGACGATGTGCCGACGCACCCGGCCCTTGTCCTTGGTCGTGGTGTTGAGCCGTATGATCGCCCGGCGGAGCGCGTCCCGGTCCGGAATCGGGAACGAGCCGTCGGACAGCGCGACACCCTGCTTGGCGTAATTGCGCCGGGTGCCGGCGGAGAAGAACCGGCTCGCCGCCGTGATCCCATCGGCGATTCCGGACAGATCCCAATCCGGGAGCATGTCCAGAGCACGCAGGGAGTCGGCCTTCTTGATCACGTACCAGCGAATGGACTCGTCCGAGGCCGCGGCCTCGATCGCACGCGGCAGATCGTCCTTGGTGGCTACGGGCGGGATGAAGTTGGGCATGACGATCCCCCTTTAGGTGGTCGGTTCAACGATCTGTTCGGTAGGGCCGGACCCATTGGTTCCGGCAGTCGACACCGCATCACCTGGGCCGTAGGTGGCGTCCTGAGGGAGGGTCTTGGCCGGTAACGGAGAGCCCGCCGAGGTCTTCTGCCCGAACAGCTCGGGCAGGACCTGCTGGAGGATGTGAGCCTGCGCCTCTGGACTCAGGTTTTTGCCGACCTGGTCCAGGACCATGCGCATGGCCACCTCGGTCTGGCTCGGGGCATCGGCGTCGGAGAATCCGTGCGCCCTGCGCCAGGAGTCTCCGGAGATCAGCTCCCGGTCGTAACCCTCGTTGGCCGACTCGGCGGGATCGGCCTTGGTGACGATCTCGGAGGGGTCGTACCAGAAGACCAGCCTGGCCAGCGTCTCAGGGTTCAGGTTCGGGAACTTCTTCTTCAGCCTGCCGCGCAGGTAGGACGTGGTCACCGCGTCGCACAGCATGACTGCCAACGGCTCGATGTGCAGCCGGTACAGATCGTCATCGACCACGGTGGCGTTGGTGTACCGGACGTTCGAAAGTCCCTCGACTTTCTCTTTGGGCATGTTCAGCCCGTTGAGGATCCGGACCAGGATGTCCTCGGCCCGTTGGATCAGGTACCGGTCGGACTCGCGAGCGAACGAGATCCACTTGATCTTCTCGCCGAGGTCCTCCGGACCGGTGATGAACACCGGTACGGCGGAGGTGGCGGCGGTCTCGTTGGTGATGGGGTTGACGACGGCGTCGAACAACTCATCGATGAGTTCCTCGGTCTCGTCCTCAGTGGCTTCGATGTCCTTGTCCACCGACGCGCCGGCCACCCTCAGGCCATCGGGGATGAACAGCACACCGGCGTTCATCCGGGACCTGGCGATGCCCCGGATCATCTGCTGGAGCGCACGGAGTTCCTGGCACAGCTCCAACAGCGCGATCATGGATGAGGTCGGCTCTTTGGAGTACCGGGGGTGCTGTCGCCAGATCCGGATCAGGGATGTCTTGTTCTTGTCGAGCTCACGCCAGGGGGTCCCCTGGGGGCTTCTGGAGATTCGCGCCTCACGCAGGATCGGCACCTGATCGGTGAGCCGGACCTGGAGCTCGGTGGTGGACCGGATGCTCCACCGGCCATCGATGAGCGCCAGATAGCACTCACCCGGAACTGAGATGTTCAGCGTGAACATCCTCAGCAGTCCGGCGATCCCGCCGAACCCGGACCCCAGCTCGGTCAGCAAGGTCTCCATGTAGGCCATGACGTCGTCGGTGAGATCCTCAGGAAGCGCCAGTCCGGCCTTCTCGTCGTACTCGGTCTCGTCGTCATTCTGGTCGGCCTGCCGACGGCGCAACTGACTGATCGAGGTCGGCGCGGAGTCCGGATCCACCACCACGGCCGGATACAGGCGCAACCGGGACATGATCGCACCGAGCATCTCGTACCCGTAGTTGATCTCTCCGATGTTGTCGTGCTGATCCCAGGCATCGATCTGCCATGCGCGCCATGGCGTATCCGCGGCTTCGGCGGCGTCGCTGCTGTTGGTCAGATCGATGGTCTTGGACGCTGCGGTGATCGCTCGGGTCTGGCCGTACGGTGCCGACTGGGCCTGCCGGTACTCCGGCTCACTCCCGTCCTGTGTGGCGAGTGCGACGGCGTCATTGCCGGGACGCCCGGTGATCAGGTCGAGGATGCCCACCTCTGCTCCCCTTCCCTGATGAGGATCGTCAACTCGCTGTACGCCAACGTGTTCAACAGGAAACGGGGCACGAGACCGGATGCCACGAGTGCGCCGGTCCAGACGGACAGGCACTTCTCACAGGACAACAGGTACGTCAACTTGTGATCTTCGGGCGGCCAACGGTCGAAAGCCGCGACACGAAGATCTTCGAATATCGTGTCGTGGGCGATGAGACGGACCAGTCGCTTGGCGGCGAGCACGTTCCGGACAAGGTCCAACACATCGGCCATGTTAACTGCGAGGGTAGCGGGACTCGACCCGAAACGTCACGCAGCCCGGCGAATTGCCTCGGTGCCGAATTGGAGCTCACACCGGCAGTTGATCGTCAGAGAGGGGTGCGCCGTCGGATCTCCGGGGAATCTCAATGACCCGCCCAGGGTGTGGAACGTGGCCTCGATCGGGAGCGTCCGGCCTTCGAGCAGCCGGTGCGCTGTTCGGACCCGCTGATCAAGCCTGGTCCGCCAGGTCTTGGTCAGGAATCCCAGCAGTTCGGCTGAATTTTGCTGAATTTCAGACCGGACCGACGTGATGATGGAAATGGCCAGATGCCGCAGGCGAGTGG